CAGCCCCTCACCCTTCCTCCTTGGGGTGAGGTCATATATCCACTCACCTGCGAAGATCGGACAGACCATGAGACGCATCACAGCAACCATCGTCACCACACTCACCCTCATCATCGGCATCGGAACAGCACACGCAGTCCAAGCCCCCGAACCCACCCACAGCCCTTCCAGAACCCGAATGGAAGTGATACCAAAAGACCCCGAACCGACGATCAAGTTCCGGCACGGTGACATCAGTTGGTTGCCACAGCTCGCAGCCGAAGCAGGATGGCCACCTAAGACATGGAAGAAACTCGGTCAGATCATCCTTCGTGAATCTGGTGGATGCCCGAACCGAAGGGGTGGTGACATCGTGAACAAAGACTGTGAAGTCATCGGGCATGACGGCTCGAATCATGCGTCAGATACATCCCTGCTCCAGATCAACGGGGTGAACTACAACCCGAAGCGAAACAAGTATGCGCCGATCTGTACCCAAATGAAGATATGCACCCAAGAACCCCTACTCGATGCGCTCACCAACCTCAAGGCTGGGCTAGTCCTGTTCAGGGCAACAGGTTCTGATTGGTCGCCTTGGATCGTCCCAGAGGGCGGTTGGTGACCATCCACCACGATGCGTCACTAATGCCCTAAAGTCTCATGTAACCCAAAGGAGGGCAAACAAATGCAACCACTAACAGACAGAATCAAGGCAGGCTGGATCATCGCATTCACAATGATTGGGTGGATGTTCTTCTTGTTACCGATGACTGGTGAGGACATCCCTGAAGGACATCCGACACCAGTATCACAACAAGCATGGATCACTTGGATCATCATCAACTTTGTTCTATTGATCTGCGTTCACTTGCTGATCAGCAAGGAACATCGTGCGATGAAACGTGGCATCAAAACAATGAAGCGTGTTGAACTCGCACGGCAAATGCATCCGACACGCAAACATGACTGAAGTTCACGTTGTTGAAAGTTGGTCTGAAGGCGCACATGTCTTCAGACCAACACAACCACAATGGATGATTCAAGCCAAATGCAAAGGTCAAACTGATCTGTTCTTCAACGAAGGCAACAGCATCTATGTTCGTGCAGCAAAAGTTATTTGTGGCACCTGCCCTGTTCGACGTGAATGTTTAGCATTCGCCATGAAGAACGATGACCAAGGCATTTGGGCTGGTACCTCAACCAATGAGCGTGAGCGCATCAGGCGTTCGTTGCGTAAGAACATTAGAGTCTTGACATCATGACATCACCACAGAAGCGCAAAGGATCAGCAGCTGAGTTGGCTGTGGCGAAGTGGCTCAACCTTCTTGGTTGGGTTCATGCTGAGCGCAGTCGTGCCGGTTGGACAGATGACCGAGGCGACATTGACGGCATCCCAGGCGTTTGCATCGAGGTCAAGAATGAAAAGCGAATTGACTTGCCTGGATACTTGCGTGAGCTGGAAGTGGAGATGAAGAACGCTAAGGCTTGGGCTGGTGTCGTCATCGTAAAACGACGTGGATCAACCAATCCTGCTGACTGGTATGCCGTGATGCCTGCACAAAAGTGGGCTGAATTACTGCTCATTATTGACCAGCCATTTATCTCTGCAACACCCCCAGAGCAGTATCCTCATCGGCACACAAGATAAGTGCTACAGTCACACTTCCAATAATTCCCAAACATCAAGGAGCCTGCGAAATGAGTAACGAAGAGTTTATTGAAGCACCAAAAGATCGTTGGGGACGTTACCTCGTCCAACAACCTGAAGGCAAAGCACGTGGATACACCCGTGTCACAACCATTGCTAAAACACTTGACGACACAGCATCACTTGCTGATTGGAAAGTACGCATGGCAATCACGGGTTTGGTTCAACGACCAGACTTGTTGGCACAAGCATCAACAGCGATTGATGACCGCACTCGACTCAACAAGATTGCCAATGATTGTGTTGAAGCATCTGGTGGATATAGCCGAGCCAATCTTGGTACCGCGCTTCACAGCATCACAGAACAGATTGACCTCGGATTAAAGCCTGCTATCTTGCCTGGTTTACAAGCAGACATTGATGCCTATATTGCAGGTGTCGCAGCTTATGGAATCAAGATGCATGATGAGTTCATTGAGGTGCTACTCATCAACGATGAGTTGGAATACGCTGGCACAGCAGACCGAATCGTCACGTTGATGGACGGACGCTTGGTCATCTTTGACTTGAAGACTGGCACCGATCTGTCGTACTCGTATGGCAACATCGCAGTGCAGCTCGCAATGTATGCCAACGCTGAATGGATGTATAACTGGAAGACAGGTGAACGCCAGTCAATGCCAGACCTAGACAAAACTGTTGGCATCATCTGCCACCTACCAGCAGGCGACGCAACCGTATCGTTCTACGAAGTCAACCTTGTAGCAGGATGGGAAGCAGCTAAACAATCATTTACAACACGTGAATGGCGTAAACGCAAAGACCTATTCAAGCCCTACACATTCAGTGACAAACCACGAACCCTGACCCCACCCAAAGCCGTACCAACCAAAGTTGTTGAGACATCTAAATCGTTGACAGCCCGTGCAGGTTGGATGAAGGCACGAATCCAAGCGTTGACGGTACCGGCACAAAAGATGTTGGTGTTGTCATGGCCTGCTGGTGTGCCACACTTCGATCAATGCACCAACGAACACTTTGATGCGTTGATCCGAGTCATCGAGTTAGTTGAGGCTGAATACTCGGCACCATTCTTTGAACCTGACCCAACCGTACCGAAGCCGAAGCGACGCAAGATCGCAGGATTTGACGATCCAAAAGATGCGTACCCAGGATGATTGATCCAATCGAAGGACGCACATACGACTTGCGCAACGAAGACATCCAAGCAATCAACTACATCAAGACACAAATCCAATCGCTTGATCATGAACGACGCAACGAATACGCAACCTTGCTCATTGATGCCCAGTCAACTAAACGGAACATCAATCTGAGCGCAAACAAATCTCACAGACGGTACGAAATTGCACGGGGCATTTTGCTTCTTATGCAAGACGGACAGTTTGACCGAGACTTGGTGAAGGGCATCTGCTCCCACATCACCAACGACACATACACAAAGGCAGGCGAAGCACTAGGTCATCTGAACGCCACACAGGCTGAGCAGTTCGCTCAAATCTGTTACGGCATCACAGCTGACCAAGTGACAATCCAATACATCCCAGAACAGAACTCGTTCAGAGTTCAGGAGGTTAGGCAATGACAGATATATTCCTACAAGACGGAGGATCAAAATATCCTGCGCTCAAGTTTGAGACTATAGGCGATACCCATTCGGGCAAAGTGCTTGAGGTCAAGAAGTTGGAAGATCGTGACCCATCGGGCAACACGAAAACTTGGGATAACGGAGACATTCGATATGTCTTCGTATTCACAATCAACACCGGCACCGAGATTGGCAACCTCTGGGCACGTGGTTCATTGGTCAAGACGGTGAGGGAGGCAGCACAAGCTGCAAACATCACATCAATGGTTGGCACCAACCTGACTGTGAAATACACGGGCAACGGAGAACAAAAGACGAAAGGATTTAACGCACCGAAGTTGTATAAAGCCAAAGTTGAGGCTGGCACAACTGATGATTCAACATCAATGTGGTAGCCCACAGATGATGAAATAGGTTTGCTGGGTGGGGTACATTTACCCCCTGATCGAGACCCCACCCAGCATTCAAAGCACTAGGAGCAATATGACAAAGCAAGATTTGATGAACGCAATCCAATTCATGGAACGAATGGTCGTAGGAGTAGGAGACCAAGACAGATTCTTCCAAACCTTAGAAGCACTCAAAACAGAACTAGCACGAAGGAGCAAACCCAAATGACACCAGACAACACCAACCTGATAGCAGAACTTGAACAACGAGTCTCCGAACTATCAGCAGCACTCGAACTCGTCACCGAAGACCGAGACAACCTACGAGACGCAGGCAACAGCCTCATGCACGAACTCGACCTATGCCGAGCAACACTCACCCAAGCCCACTCAGACATCTCACGCCTCCGTGTCTGGCTTGCACAAGGCGCAGAACTGTAATGGGAATGAGCGACTACGACATGCACATCAAAGGTCAGGACTTCCGTATCTCAGAGCTGATCAACGAGACTGCGATGGAACAACTACAAACACGCAAACTTGAGATACAAGTGGTCGAGTTGTGCAGCGAAATAGCACGACTCAACTCCCACATCCAAACCTTAGAGAACACACTGTCAGCAATGTCAGGTGAATTACACGCACTACGAATGGAGACACAATGAGCCAATACAACAAAGGTGACAAAGTAATCATTGACGACGAATCAGGAGTAATCGAATCAGTACTCGTTGGTGCCGAAGGCACCCTCTACGACGTGCGATACGGTCACACCTTTATGATCGCCACCGACGTACCAGAAGAAGACATCTACCCTTGGATGGCAGACGAACAATGATTATCCAGGTACGTTGCAACGCCTGCAAAGGCGTAGTCAAACTAGACACTCAGCGTGTCACCGGCTGTTTGTGCGATTCGGATTCTCCGACGTGGGTGGCGTTAAGTCGTGAAGGCAAACTGATTCACTATTCCCAAGTAGACCTCACCATCATCGAGCAAACTACATGACCTTGCCTGGACTGAGCCGTCTCAACCCATGCCCATGCCGACAACCCATACCGGCACAATGCTGGTGTGGTGATAGGGGTGTTGAAGATGATGATTGAAGACCCGATTGCAGAGTTCATCGAAGCAGCAGCAGACGGACTCTGCACTGCCTATGTCGTGGTGGCAACAGTTGAACGTATAGATGGCTCGCAATCCTTTTGGATAACAACCCTGAACAGGCAAACCAGTTCCACCACACTCGGATTGTTAGTGTCAGCCACCTCAGCCGAACAGTACCGAATAGCAAAATCGTTAACGCAAGGAATGTAATCAAGCCCTAAGGAGGCGACAATGGCAACACAACCTAAACAGTTCAGATACCCAGCAATCAATCTGCTCGCAACATTCACAGCAGGAACCAACGATCAAGAGATGGCAGACATGCTTGGCATTAGTCGATCATGTGTCGTGCGTTGGCGTACAGGGTTTCACACGATCAGAGAATATGAAGCTGATAGATATGCGATCCAACTTGGATTCCATCCAGCAGAGATATGGCACAACTGGCTCGATGATGCACTCACGGTTTGATAGACAAACAAACGTGGGAGAAAATATGATTTGCGGTGATGGTTCAACAGCAGAACAACTGCCATTCCTGGTAGTAGATGGCGGTGCAACTCCGACCTCACCGCTCCAATCTCCAACACCGTTGAAGCACGGAAACGACGGTGGGATAATCCCTTACGATGGGAACCACTGCTGGCAATACGACATTCGGTGCAACAACTTAGACAGCGACCTACAAAACGCAGGCATGACACTAGAGTATGCGAACAATCTCAGGGTCAGAGACTTCGTGTTCATGCCCGTCGACAACATTGCTGAACGACAGAACCTTGCAACATTTATTAAGAAGCATGAATGGCTAGGGAATCTTTCTCAATACACAACACACTGGTTTGGCGCATATCACAACGGCATACTTGCTGGAGCATTATTGTTCAATCTTCCCAATGCGTTCAGCAAGTTGCTTGGCGAAGAAACCCCCTCGCTCGAACGACTAATCAGCAGGGGTGCGTGTATCTCTTGGAGTCCTAAAAACTTGGGAAGCGCATTCGTTATGTATGCGATTAGGTGGATGGGAGAGAACACCCAATTTAAATTGTTCACCGCCTATTCAGATACAACAGCAAAAGAAATCGGAACCATCTATCAAGCCTGCAATTTTTATTATCTAGGGCAGAAGGCTGGAGCGCACCATCGGTACATCAATCCGTATACAGGCAAAATAGTCTCCGATAGGTTCTTTCGTGTGCGCAGCGCATACCGCAGATATGCGGAAGAACTTGGATACGAATGGGATAAAACCTGGTGCAGTAATACCCAGATGCTTTGGGTCAATATCCCTGATGAAATTGAAAAGCAACTGAGAGCGCAAAGCAAATTAAGACAAGCGCAATCTCAACGAATCATCGTCCCCCTAAAACACAAATACGCTATGGTTCACGGAAGCAACCGAAAAGAAACATTGAGTTTGCGAGCGAGATTTGAGACGTTAAATAAGACATACCCATATCCCAAGGGGCGATAGCTCAACATGATCGTCCGTCTATACAAACTGAACTGAAAGTACCCTGCGCAATGAACACACTAGATACAGCACTCGCCTATACACGATTAGGTATCAGAGTGGTACCAATCAAACCTGGACACAAATACCCTGGCATTGACAACTGGCAGAACCTAGCTACCGATGACACCGATGTGGTCACATCATGGTGGTCTGGTGACTACAAGAGCTATGGCATTGGCATCGCTACAGGTCGCACCAAGCATGGACAGATATTTGTTGTCGATGTCGATGATCGTGAGGAGTACCGAGGCTCAGACACCTTGCATGACTTGGAGCAACGTTATGGGGCGTTACCTGAAACGGTTACGGCAATCACCGGCACAGGAGGACAGCACCTCTACTTCTACTCACCGATAGAGGTACGCAATGATGCTGGGTCACGGCTCGGCGTTGGTTTAGACATCAGGGGTGCTGGAGGTCAGGTTCTTGCGCACCCGTCGGTGCATCCGAACGGTAAGCAGTACCAGTGGGTTGACGGCATGTCTCCACTTGATAGGAAGCCATCAGACGCACCACAGTGGCTCCTGACGCTCCTCACTACCCAACCAACGATGGTCAAACCCCAAGGCACAACAGACCTGTTCCTAGCTGACCCGACCACACCATCAGCCCGATACTGTGCGCAAACCACATGGGAGCAGCTCCTTATCCCTGACGGTTGGACACTGGCAAAGACAGACCGACATGGTGAACAACACTGGACTAGACCTGGCAAACAATCGCGTGATGGCATCTCAGCGACGATTGGGCATAACGGCAACGACGCACTCATCGTCTTCACCTCCACTATCCCTTGGCTACCAGAAGGTGGCTACAACCGATTCGGATACATGGCAGCACGTGACCACAACGGAGACTGGAAACAAGCAGCCAAGACCTACCTAGCCCACAACACCACCCCGGCCGACACGACCACGATCACACCCGACGAGATGCTTGACATGCTGATCGACTGGAAGACCTTCTGGACTCAAGACCACATCGTTGAAGACTGGATAGCCAAACCGTTGATCGCACGGGCAAGACAAACAGCCCTGTTCGCCGGTGCCAAAACAGGTAAGTCATGGCTCACACTCAATGTTGTTGCAGCCCTAGCCACAGGCAAACCAATACTCGGACACCCACCCGTAGCCCAAGCACACTGCCTTTACCTTGATTACGAGATGGTAGAAGCAGACCTCTATGAACGCCTCGAACAATTCGGCTACACAGAAGATGACGACCTATCCCACCTGCACTATGCACTCATCCCATCCCTACCACCACTCAACACACCAGAAGGCGCATCAGCGATCATGCGCCTCTGTGAGTTGACCAAGGCTGAGGTTGTAGTGATTGACACCACAGGACGAGCCATTGAAGGTGAAGAGAACTCTGCTGACTCATACCGTGAGTTCGCACGAACAACAGGGTTAGCCCTCAAACGTGCAGGCATCGCCTGTGTACGCACAGACCACGCAGGCAAGGATGGTGGCAAGAAGCACGGTCAACGAGGCTCTAGTGCCAAGAACGATGATGTGGACATCGTGTACCGACTAGACAAGACCGACGACGGACTCAACATGGAACGCACCCACACACGCATCAGCTGGGTACCAGCCAAAGTGGAACTCATAGTCGAAGATCTAGACGACATCATCACAATCCGGCAACGCAAAATTATCGTCAAAGGATGGACACAAGACGACATCCGAATCAGCAAAATGCTTGACGACCTCAACATCCCAAGAACATTAGGACGAGACAAATCCAGAGAGATAGCAGTCGCCAAAGGAATAGAACTCGGATCAAACATCGCATTATCATCAGCCATCAAGATGCGCAAAACATTAGGAGACCAACCCATACCCAGCAGGACAGATACTCAGGACAGGTTTTTAGAACCCAACGAGGTATTGGGGACACCACACCGTACCGATAGGTACGGGGTGTCCCAACCCCACCCAGACCACACCACAGACGACTTAGATCAAAACAATCTTTGGTAACAAACACCCACCCCCAACCCATGCCACCCATCACCCGACCCTGCCTATCGTGCAGGCAACTCACAACCCAACCGATGAGATGTGACTTATGCGAAGCCAAACACCAGTCGAAGCGCAACAAGATGCGAACGCACTATCAAGGAAATTACCAGGCACGTAGTGCGTGGGTGCGAGCGAACGCAACAACATGTCACATCTGTGGTCAAGGTGATCGTGGATCGCTAGACCCTTGGACTGCTGATCACATCTACCCAGGTGAACCCGACTCCCTCTTGCTTGCAGCTCATCGCTCATGCAACTCAAGTCGAGGAAACAAAACTTGAACCCCCTCCGGCATTCTCGGGGGGTGGGTGCAAACTCCGCAGCCCCTGCCCCAAAAGTACCCCAGCCGTGCATCAAAGATGCATGGTCGGCTGCGCACCCCCGACTAGGCTTGGCGCATGGGCAGACCAAGGACGGGAACTGGTGGTGGGACGAAGACGGTTCCTATCGAGCAGAAGCGTTTGAAGGGTTCCCGTATTCGGAACGGTTTGCAGGCGCAACCGATGTCATCGAGCGCATTGGCGCTGGTGGATATGGCTGTTGTGCCTTCGGTTCCGGAAGGGTTTGGTCTGGTCGGTACGTCTTACTGGCAGGTGTTGTGGACTGGTGGTCGTCGGCATTTGTCGGAGCTGCACGACACACCACTCATGACCAGGCTGTGCAAAAACTTCGACAAGATTGCCGAACTGGAGTTGTGGCTGGGCAACGATGTCGAACGCAGGTGGTACACCAGTCCGAATGGTCAGGTGGTGACGCATCCTGCTGTGAAACAGATCGAGCAGATGGATGCGCAGAACACGGCTTGGATGAGTTTGATGGGTTTCACCCCTTCGGATCGGGCGAGACTTGGACTCCAAGAGATAAGGGTGGCAAATGAACTTGATCAATACAGGCAACGCAAGTCCAGCGTGGTCGACACCGAAGCTGTATCCGAGGTCTGACGGTCAACAAGTCACCGACTTTGCCGAGACATTCTTGCATGTGAGCAAGGGTGTGAGGGCTGGTGAGGGGTTGAGGTTGACGGGTTGGCAGAAGAGTTTGCTGGAATCTTTGTATGAGCGTAGGGCTGATGGGCTGCTTCGGTACCGTCGTAGCATTGTGGGTTTGGCTCGGAAGAACGGCAAGTCGTTGTTGGGTTCAGTGATTGCGTTGTATGGGTTGATTGAGGGTGAGCCTGGGGCTGAGGTGTATTCAGCTGCTGGTGACAGGATGCAGGCACGAATTGTGTTCAATGAAGCGAAGTGGCAGATCAGTCAGTCACCGGCGTTGTCTGGTATTTGCAAGGTGTACCGAGATGTGGTGGAGGTTCCGTCTACTGGGGCGATCTATCGAGTGTTGTCAGCTGACGCAAAACTTCAACAAGGCCTTAACGCTTCGTGCGTGATATTTGATGAGGTTCACGTACAGCCAAACGAGGAACTTTGGAACGCCTTGAGTTTGAGTATGGGCGCACGTAAAGACCCTCAGATCATTGGTATCACTACAGCAGGGTATGACCCTGACTCGTTGTGTGGTCGTCTTTACAACTACGGCAAGCGTGTCATCTCAGGCGATCAGGATGATGAACGGTTCGGATTCTTCTGGTGGGAAGCACCAGAGGGTTGTCTGATTTCGGATCGTGATGGTTGGGCTGCTGCGAACCCGAACCTTGCTGAAGGGTTGCTGGACATCGAAGACATGGAAGTCAGCATGAACCAGACGGCTGAGGTTGCGATGAGGCGTTACCGTTTGAACCAGTGGGTCAGGACAGATGGCGAGTCCTGGCTACCAGCTGGTGCCTGGGAGTTGTGCCGGTCAGATATGCAACTCAAACCTGAGCTACCCACGTTCGTTGGTGTCGATATGGCGTTGAAACACGACTCGATAGCAGTCGTGATTGCTCAACCACAGGATGGTCGTGTCGTTGTTCGTGCCAAGATTTGGCATCCTGACGCTAACGCAATGGATGTGTCTGCTGTTGAACAATACATTCGTGACATCAACGGACAGTTCAATGTGGTTGAGAACGCCTATGACCCTGCGTTCTTCCAGCGTTCAGCAGAAGTATTGTCGGAGAATCATGTGATGGTTGAGTTCCCTCAGTCAGCTGCACGAATGATCCCTGCGTGTGGCAACTTGTACGAGTTGATTGTCAATCAGGTGATCGCACATGATGGTGATCCGATGTTCGCTGATCAAGTGTTGTCAGCTGCGCAACGATCAACCGAGTCAGGTTGGCGATTGTCTAAAGGTAAGTCAAAGCGTAAGATTGACGCTGCGATTGCGTTGGCCATCGCATCAGATCGTGCAACATCCAAACAGGAAGTCGCACCAGTAGCAGGTTTCTTTGTAGTCTAGGATCATGACAATCTTCCTGCTAGAACTTCTCGCTGTTTCGCTTATCGGTTTTGGGGTATTCTTGTTGTCGGTACCCATCGGGCTGATCTTTGTCGGCTTCATAGTTCTATTGTTCGCATTCGCATTTGAGCGTGGGCAGAGGAAGGTCAAAAAGTAAATGTTGTCACGACTTCTGAACCAAGGCACCGAGGAACGAGCCGTTTCATTTCAATCATTGTTTGCAGCAGGCGAAAACTTCTCGTTCACAACTAACGCTGGCACAGTAGTTGACCAAATATCTTCACTCAAAATTGAGGCTGTGTACGCCTGTGTGCGTCTCATCTCCGATTCAATTTCAACTTTGCCTGTCGATACTTACATTCGTGTAGGCGCAGAACGCAAAGCATTCCGTCCTCGACCAACATGGCTTGAGATACCTGAAACTGGTGTGACACGCACAGAACACTTCCAGCAAGTGCTGGTGTCATTGCTGTTGAATGGCAACTCATTCACACGTATTCTGCGTGACGATCAAGGCATTGTTGGTTTGGTTGTTTTGAACCCTGAACTGGTTGAATGTTCCCGTGATCAAGTAACACGCCGACCAATCTTCGTGTATGACAACCGTGATGTGATCACTGCCGACGACATGATTCACATCACTGAGATGCGTTTGCCAGGTGAACTTCGTGGCCGTTCCAAGATTGACCTAATCAAAGAGAACCTCGGTTTGGCGAAAGCATTGGAGGAGTTCGCTGCACGGTTCTTCGGTCAAGGATCAGCAGCTTCAGGCATCATCGAGTTCCCAGGCAACCTGACCCGTGAACAAGCAAAAGATTTAGTCAACGGATTTGAAGAAGGTCACAAAGGTTTGCGCCGGTCACATCGACCAGGCATCTTGTTCGGTGGAGCCAAGTTCACAAAAACAACCGTTGACAACGATTCTGCACAGTTTCTAGAATCACGTCGCTTCGCCATCGAGGAGATTGGTCGCATCTTCAGGTGTCCACCATCAATGCTCGGTGTGACTACGGCTGGGGCGATGTCGTATGCGTCGGTGGAACAGAACGGCATTCACTTCGTTCAACACACATTGCGTCCGTACATCTCCAAGATTGAAGATGGGTACCAGAAGTTGTTGGACAGTCGAGCATTCCTCAAGTTCAATGTTGACGGCCTGCTTCGTGGCGATCAAGCCTCACGATATGCAGCATTCTCAACAGGTCTGCAATCAGGCTTCTTGTCAATCAACGACATCCATCGCATCGAGGACATG